AACCGCATTAGAAAGTTAGGGTACAACCTTTTAACCTTATAAATATATAGAAAGGGGAAAAGAGTATGGCCGCACCATCAACAAAAGCTACATTAAAAACATACTGTCTTAGAGCTCTAGGTTTCGGTGTTATTGATATAAATGTTTCAGACGATCAGGTAGATGACCGTTTAGACGAAGCACTTCAATACTTCGCACAATATCATTATGATGGTATTGAAAGAATGTATCTTAAACATCTCATAACATCTGCTGATGTTACTCGCGCAAGAGGGGACTCAGACACTACTGCAACAGATGTTGTGGATACCAGTGTAACTGCAACTTGGAGCGAGGGAAACAATTGGATTCCTATTCCTAGTTCTGTTGTATCCGTTACAAGAGTATTTCCATTTACTGATACAGGTGGCGGCGGTAATATGTTTGATGTTCGTTATCAATTGCGATTGAACGACCTGTTTGATTTCTCATCAACATCTGTTATTCAATACGAAATGACAATGCAGAATCTAGATTTACTGGAACACATTCTTGTTGGGGAAACACCTATTCGTTTTAATCAACATCAAAATCGTCTTTATGTTGATATGGATTGGCAAAACGATATAACTGCTGATTCAGATTATATGGTTATTGAATGTTATCGAAAGCTTGACCCAACAGCATTTACAGATATCTATGATGATATTCATTTGAAAAGATATGCAACACAACTTATCAAAAGACAATGGGGTGCAAACCTTTCAAAGTTTAATGGTGTTGCAATGTTGGGTGGTGTTACTATGAATGGTGAAACCATATACTCACAGGCACAAGAGGAAATTGAAAAATTAGAGGAATTAATATCAATAACTAATTCTCCACCTATGATGTTCGGCATGGGTTAATACCATGGCAGTCAATTCTTTTTTCCATACAAGTAATGTCGCTGCGCTAGCAACAGAACAATCTCTTTATAGTAATCTTATAAAAGAGGCAATACAGATTTATGGCCATGATGTTTATTATCTTGACCGCACACTAGTTGCAGAAGATACTATATTTGGAGAAGATTCTCTTTCTAAGTTTACACAACAACATCCTATAGAGATGTATATTGAAGATTCAGAAGGTGGGTTTGCTGGTGAAAAAGAAATAATGAGTCAGTTTGGTTTAGAAAATCTAAGCGAAGTTACTTTCGTTGTTAACAAAACAAGATTTCAAGAACTAGATAGACAGATGCAAATAGAAACCGCAACAGATACAACTTCTGGCGGTTCTATATTATTAGAATCAGGAACAATAGATCAATCAGATAGTTCTACTACTCTGTCAACTGCATCGGGGGATTCTAGTTTTTACATTATACAAGACACCTCTGCAACAGCTGCAGATCGGCCAAACGAAGGTGATGTAGTATATCATCCTGTACTTGATAAAATGTTTCAAGTCAATTTCGTAGACCACGATGAACCATTTTATCAACTGGATAATAATCCAGTTTACAAATTAAGGTGTCGTCTGTATGATTATAGTGCAGAAGTTATTGATACAGGCATTGCAAACATTGATGCGATTGAAGATGAGTTATCAATAGATGCTCTAGTTCATCAATTTACAATGGAACAATCTTCAGCTGTAACAGAAGAAATAAGACTTGAATTAGGAACTGGTGATGATGCAGGATTGCTTCTTGAAGAAACAGACGGTGATAACATACTTGGTGAAAGTGATTCTACCTCTGTCGGTGAAAGTATGTTGATTGAAAACTCTGCTGATACAGGCGATAATTCATATATAATACAGGAAGACTATATAGTAGGAGATATGGTGACAGACAAAAATGCACAAAACGAACTGTTTACTACGCAAAGTGCGACAGTTCTAGACTTTACCGAATCTAATCCATTCGGAGACGTAGGGAGTAATACATAATGTTAGGTACGCAGTTCTACCACGAAAGTATAAGAAAGGTCATTGTTTCTTTTGGAACAATGTTTAACAATATCAATCTTGTTCGTAAAGACAATTCTGGAAACATAAGTCAATCTATGAAAGTTCCTCTTGCGTATGGCCCAAGAGAAAAGTTTTTAGTGCGATTGAATGAAGATGCAGACCTAACGAAACAAGTTGCGATTACTTTGCCTCGTATTGGATTTGAGATTCAAAACTTGGAATATGATGCAGGGCGCAAACTAAATCGTGTTCAACGATTTAAAAAAGTTAAAGGTGCAAACGCTAAACAGTTAGATGCACAGTATATGCCTGTACCGTATAATCTATCAATAGAACTATACGTTATGGCAAAACAATCTGATGATGCATTACAAATTGTAGAACAGATTCTTCCATACTTTCAACCAGATTATACATTGACAATTAATGATAATGTCTCAATGGATAGTAAAAGAGATGTTCCTATTGTATTGAATTCTATTTCGTATGAAGATAATTATCAAGGAGACTTTACAACTCGTAGAGCATTGATATATACTCTTTCATTTACTGCAAAATTTTACTTGTATGGCCCTGTTACTTCTAGTAAGGTTATCAAGACTGTTCAAGTTGACCAGTATACTGACTCAGAAGTTAATTCGCCTAAGAGAGAACAAAGACTTACCGTCACACCAAACCCAACAAGTGCTGATGCAGATGATGATTTTGGATTTAATGAAACCACATCTTTCTTTGAAGATGCTAAAGAATATAATCCAGTAACAGGTTCAGATGAATAAAGAGTCTACGTTACGACTTGATAAAACTTTGGGTGTTATAGAAAAGATTGTTCCTGAGTCAACCTATATTGAAAAAATAACTGGTGATGTTAGAGACGGTTGTTCAATATCTTCAAACATTACTAGCGAAGATGTTGACAATGATTATAAGTATCAAAGAGAAAATCTTTACAATCTGATTGAACGTGGTCAAGATGCAATTGATGGTATTCTAGAACTTGCAAAAGAATCGGAACACCCAAGAACTTACGAAGTTGCACTCAATGGTATTAAACAAGTTGCAGAGGTTACAGAAAAACTTGGGGAGCTGCAAGAGAAGATGAGAAAATTGAAAGAAGTGCCAAATCACGCACCAAGAACTGTAAACAACGCACTGTATGTTGGTTCTACAGCTGAACTACAGAAGATGTTGAAAGAAAAGAAATAACATTTGAATTAACAATTAGGATTATATTATGAATATTGAGAAACAACAATTGTGGTCAACCACAATTTTTAATTATAAACTAGAAAACTTAGATAATGAATCAATCAAAAGTGAAATCTTAGAAAAAGAAAAACAAGGAAAGGGATTTCAATTCAATCCAGTACAAGGTGGTGGTTGGCAAAGTGATAAAGCTTTACTTGAAGAATTACCATCACTTCAACCTTTAAGAAAAAATATAATTGAGAGTGTAAATAAAATTCTAAGTAATCTTTATCGTGATGAAGCATGTATTAGTCTGTATAATAGTTGGGCAAACATTGCAAGAGAAGGTCAATACACTATGCCCCACATTCACGAAGAAGCTAGTTGGTCAGCAGTATATTATGTGACACCAACAGAAGATGCGACTTTATATCTCAAAGACCCAAGAACACAAGAAGCTATGGACAATTCTCATAGATTTCTAAAACAACCATATAGTAATGTAGTTGGTAAAAGACCGTTTGATGCTGGAGAGGTTATATTATTTCCAAGTTGGTTAGAACACGGCGTTGCACCAAGCACTAAGAACACAACAAGAATAAGTATAGCGTGTAACTTTTTAATTCACGGAAGTTTATAAGAATGGCTGATAGCGTTTATTTAGGTAATCCCAATCTCAAACGGGCAAACGTATCTCAAGAGTGGACAAAAAAAGAAGTCCAAGAGTATGCTAAGTGCATGAATGACCCTCAATATTTTATAGAAAACTATATTATGATTGTGTCATTGGATGAAGGCTTAGTTCCATTTAAGATGTATGACTTTCAAAAAGAAATGGTTGGTACATTTCATAGCAATCGTTTTACTATCTGCAAACTTCCTAGACAATCTGGTAAATCTACAACCATTATAGCATATTTATTACACTATGTGTTATTCAATGCTTCAGTCAATGTTGCGATACTCGCTAACAAAGCTGCGACTGCCAGAGACTTGCTAGGACGCTTACAACTCGCATATGAACACCTACCTAAGTGGTTGCAACAAGGAGTAATGAGTTGGAACAAAGGCTCTTTAGAGTTAGAGAATGGTTCTAAAATTCTTGCAAGTTCTACTTCTGCCTCTGCGGTTCGTGGTGGTTCATATAATATCATTTTCCTTGATGAGTTTGCATACGTTCCTTCTAACGTAGCAGAACAATTCTTTAGTTCAGTCTATCCTACAATCAGTTCGGGTAAAACTACAAAAGTTATGAT